AATGATAATAGGAATAATTGTTTTAGTTATATGCATATGTAGTGTAATAGGTGCATTTGTATTGTGGCCATCGGATTCATCGGATTCATCGGATTCATCGGATTCATCGGATTCATCAGCTGCACCTACATCTACTAAATCTACACCTGCATCTACACCTGCATCTACACCTGCATCTACACCTGCATCTACACCTGCATCTACACCTGCATCTACACCTGCATCTACACCTGCATATACACCTGCACCTACACCTGCACCAGCTGCACCAGTTGTATCAGTTGTATCAGGAGAATGTAATAAAACAGCTTGTAATAATCTTATGAGTGACTGGATTAAAAATAAATATTGGGCATTTGGAGATACAGCTAATTCATTTGGTGAATGTAAAAAATGCGAAAGTAAATGGTTTAAAGCACCATACCAAACATCTACAGATGGTATTAATTGGAAACAAAATTCAAATAAAGATGAAGCATTTAATTCAGTTGCTGTATAATACCAAATATAATGTGTCGCAAATTGATTTATTTGTCAACATTTTAAGAGAATTGTGTATTATATGTTTTTTAACAAAAAACAAAATATCCAATAAAATATACATTTTTGACAAATTCTTAATAATTTGACAAAAATGTATATTTTATTTATAAGTATAACTAATGAAGGGGAGGGGTATTGCAGCTACGAAATTACGGTCATCATTATATGTATTACCACCTATAACTAAACAATTTGCAAAAAATTATGGGAAAACTATAAATGGCGAATTTATTGGAGTATCTTATTACGATATACCAATTGATATATCAAATGATATTTTAAAACTGATTATACCTGAAAAATATAGACGTTATTTTAACGTTTGTTGGTTAGAAATTAATAATGATTATATACCACCACACATAGATAGTGATATAAATGCAGTCGTAAACATTTATATACAAACAAAGGGTGCAACTACTATACTTTATGAAACTCCAAGTTTATCTAAATCAATAAGAGTAGATAATCAAACAGATGGTGCGGTATACAATCCAGATGACCTTGATGAAATAGATAGATTTAAAGCAAAATCATATGAAGCTTGGATTTTAGATGTTAAAAAACCACATTCTGTTATATGTAGGAATGGTAATGGAGATAAAATTAGATCTGCTTATTGTATACAAACATCATATTTTTCATACAATGATTTGAAAAATTTATTAAGTTAAACTAATGGGTAAACTATTAACAAAAAACGTGATAAAAAAAGCTACTACAACGTCCATACTATAATGTGATCTTGTTATTGTTAATATTAAAGCGTGTAATATATTAAGTATACTGAAAACAATAAAATTGTTAGTGTTTTGTTTAACAATACTGTATTTGAATATGCTATTTTATTTTTTGTTAAATAACCAATGTAAAAAACCTTGTTGTACACTCATTTTCATTATCAATGAACTAGATTTATTTATCTTTTCCCACGACAAATCTAATTGACCATATTCTTGTTTAACAGGATTTATAACAATGTCCTTTTTCATCACTTCATTTTTTACATAATTATTTTCCCTACAATTAACTATGTCAATTACGCTTGTAGAAGGGGTTTTATCATCTACTAAATCAATTACGCATCTTGTATCTTGTAAAAAATTATACATATCATTTACAGAACATCTTTTGGTTTTATCAACTGTCATCATCTTTAACATTATATTTTTAAAATCATCCCTTAATCCAATGCGCCTTTTTATTTTTTTATTCATAATTTCCTGTATATTTTCTAATTTATAAAATCTTTCTAAATCATTTATGTTCCTTATATTAGAAAATGGTAACAAGTTAAACATTAATTCATAAATACATATTCCTAAACTCCATATGTCGATATTTTTATTATAATATTGAGATTTACCTTTAGAAGACTTGGTTTGCTTATAAACTGTTATATTTTCCATGTTGTTTATATTTAATATTATTTCAGGAGCCATATAATATGGGGTCCCACATAACTTGTAATATTTTTTACTCAATATGTCATCTAAATTTATATCCTCGTCATTCATTCCATATAAATCATAACAAGCAAATCCAAAATCAGAGATCTTAAATTGTATTCCACCACTACTTGAATATTTTATCAATACATTATGCAACTTGATATCACGATGCACTATATTTTTGTCATGTATATATTTTAAACCACCAATTGTTTGATTTAAAAATTCATATAAAAATGAGTTTGTAAATCCACCTGACGAATTTCTAAAACGTTCAGATCCTGTACCTTTTAAAAAATCATACACATCCCCACCATTACAATACTCCATCCTTAAATAATATATACCATTGCTTTTATTGTAACCAAAAAATTTTATTATATTAGGATGATCTAAACTAGATAAAATTTCTATTTCACTTTCTATCAATTCTTTTAAACGCTTAAAATAGTAATCTTGTTCTGTATTAATCAATTCGCTTTCATTTTTATATGGTGTTATATTAACTTGTATATTACTATTATCACTATTATCACGTTTTGCCTTGTTTACTCTTCTAACTGTACTACCTGTTCTTCTATTCATATAACTTTTTACCAATTCATTTATGTTTATTTCTTTTATTATAAAAAATTCATCATTTGATTCAATGTCACCTATATGCAATGGTATATCATTTTTACACAAAAATACGTTGGAAAATGAACCTTTACCAATTTGCTTAATTACTTCATAATCTTGAATACCTTGACTCATTCTAATATTAATCAATGAAAATAAATTTAACTTTTTACATTATCAAAATACTCAAGTGCTGCTTGATACCCCATATCAATTAAACCACGTTTTTCATCTTCAGTTAATATAAAATTAATAGGTTGTGTTATTTTATATGCGTGTATACAAATTGTGTGTTCAACATATTTATATGCCAAAGTAGTATCTCTTTCCTTGTTTGCAAACATACATCCCATTAAATGCAAAAGATAACTTTCAAATGAATCTATTTCGTAATTTATTTCATCCTGAAATTCACCTCTTGTTACCAATTTACACCCAAGTACATTATCCATATTCTCATATTCCTCATATAACTTTATAGGATAATTATTTAAAACACCACCGTCAACGTAAATACTATCATTGTATTTTTCTGCACAAAATATAAATGGTATACTTGTAGACATACGTATAGCCTTTATAACCTTTAAATTAGGATTCTTTATATAATCAAAAATTTCAATACAGTATTTATTAACATTTGTTACAACTACTCTAAAATTAACACCGTATTTATTCCATATTTCACGTAAAGTTATATCCTTTGAAATACCCTTCTTTAATAACATTGACTCTATCCAAGTTGTTATTAATTTACCATTATCCATACCGTATTTTTCTAATAAATTCTTCATACGAAAATTTTTCAAACTATCTATTTCAGTTGACATAATTTCAGCATACAATTCGTCATATGTATATCCTACTAAATACAATAATCCAACTAAACTACCTATAGAAACACAGCACATTTCATTTATTTCAAATTTAACATCGCCATTTAATTTTAACTCTTCTAAACGTTTTATAACACCAATATAAGCTATACCTTTTACACCACCTCCACTCAAAATCAATGTTTTTATCAAATTTTTCATACGTTTATTATTATATTTAATAGAAAATAATAATAAACATATTACACACATTACACATTACACATTAAATTTTTTAATCAAGATCTTTTAATCAATATCTTTTAATAAGAGGACCTTTTCCCCAATTGCATTTAGCTGTAAGGGAACCTTTTCATCTTGAAAATTGTCAAAAAATATTGTTACAAAATTAGTATTGTATATTTCTTTAATTTTATATACTTTTTCTGTAAAATTATCATCATTCATATATAGCATTATATTATAATCAGTAATATTTACACGTTTTTTAATCTTTTTATCATCTAAAAAATCAAAAAACATATTTAATTTTACATGTTTATCAAAGTAAAAACTAAATTTTCTTAAATCACTTGTTATATCAAATAATATTTCCCCCATATCATTTGTTATACTGGAGTGAACAATCAAATTACGCTTATCAATATTATTACCAATAGATTTTTCAAATTCTAATACATCAAAGTCAGAAAACATTACAAAATTGTATTCTTTTTCATTAAATATCACATCATATTCTGTGAAACAACTATCGTTTATAGTAGTACTAGTTTGGTGTGTAATCTGATTTTGTATAGGTTTTATTTTCTTTAATCTACATTCTATTCTCCATTTATAAATCCATAAAATTAACGACAACGCTTTTAAAAATACAACACGTCTATAACAATATAACATCACAGTTATTAAAATTAAAATCAAATTAAAAAACATCTTATTTAAAAAGTATAATTTTTTAGTTTTAAATGGATTTCTTTCAATTTTTACAAAACTCAAAAGACACTCCAAATTCAAAAACAATTAACAAAACACAAACGCGTAAAATTCAGGAAACAGAAACACCAAACACACCATTAACACTCACACAAACAAATTTAGCTAACGAAGAAGTTGAAGTATATAAAAATATTACCAAAGGCGATATAGTAAAAATTATGGGGGTAAAAGGTAGTATTTTAAATTCATATAAAGGATATATTGGAGAAGTAAAAGATTATAAACGTGACAAAGACTCAGCAATGATATTTTTACATGCTATAACATATCCAACTGTTATTAAATTTCCATTGCATCATTTTGTTAAAATTGACCCGTACAAAGGGGAATAAAGGGGAAAGGTAATTTTAATCAAGATTAGTATATGTTATAGTTTTATCTGTTACAAATAATTCTTTTAATGTTTCATTAACCTCTTTTAGTTGTTCTAATTTAACTAATCTGGGATCTTCATGTTTTATATTTACACTATGTTTATTAATTGCGTAAGAACATGTTTTTATACATGGATTTTTATTAATTAACGTAACAAATACATCTTGGTAAATATCTTTGATATCTCCGTTTGATAAATATATAAACCAAATATCATTTGTACCCTTTAATTTTAATCTTCTAAACATTTTGTTGAAAATTAAAAGTCCACGTTTTACAATATCTTCATTACCAATTCGAATGGTATGGATGTATTCGTTATTGCAGTTTATAAATTTGTTTATATCGTATTCTTTCATATTAACTACAATATTTACTTGTAAACAACGTTCTAAAAAACGTACGTCTATAGTTTTATCGTCAAAATCTAGATAGTAATACACATCCAGTATTTGTTTTTTAGTTCTGGAGTTATTTTTATCATTAGTAGAGGAAAAATTGATTGACATTTTATCTACCTTGTAATATAAAAAGGTTTTTTAAATGAATTTCAAACCTAATACTTAAACTTTTTTTAGTAGTATATATTAATAATGAAATCAAAAACTAATAAAGATTTACAAGATCATCTAGATTATTCTAAATACCATGGTACCTCAGGATTATCTACAAAAGCCTGGGGGCCTAATGGATGGTATTTTTTATTTTCGTGTATAATGGGAGGATACCCTGTTGAAATAGATGAAAGAAATAAAGAACATAAGGAAATCAAACGTCATTTTAAAAATCTGTTATTAAGTTTGGGTTACACAATGCCTTGTATATTTTGTAGACAATCATTTTTAGGATTTTGTAAAGATCTTCCCCCTGATAGTTTTATGACTGGAAGAATAAAACTTATGCGTTGGCTTTACGAAATAAGAAATCGAGTAAATGATAAATTAATTATACAGGAAGAAAAATGTTACAATGATGAAAAAAAACGTCTAAAAAATATATATTATAATGGTAAAAAAACAGACCAAGATAAAAGAGTTTATTATAAAAATTTAGAAGAGTTTAGAAAAAAAACATTTATAACTAAACCATCGATTAGCTTTGAAGAAGTTCTAGACAAATATGAATCGATACGAGCCGTTTGTTCAGCAAAAGCAAAAACTTGCGCGTTACCAGATAAAGTCAGCTGATTTATTAAATACATCAAGAATATTTCCTAGCCACTTAGCCACTTCTTAGCCACTTCTTAGCCACTTCTTGTAACTCTATTTGATGTTGTCTATCTTTTTCTTCAAGTTTCTTCTTTAATTCTATTGATTCATTAAATATTATATCATCTAATATATTTCCTGCCCATTTTCTAAATTTTTTAGCTATTTCTTTTTTGGAGTTGTAAAGTAATCTATAAACTCCTTGACTTGTTAAAAAAATAGTATCTGGATTTCCACTATTTGATGAGTACGTTGTACGTACTACCTTCTCATCTTCATCAAAATTCATTATACTTGTTCTAATATTTACAATACCTAATACTTTACCAATATCAGATGCACGGAAATAATATACACGTTTATCGTCAATATTTTCTTTTATAATAGATATTGGGTTGTTTTCAAATGCTTTTACTATACAATTATTATCTGTTTTAATTTCTTCTATCATTTATATACGTGTATGTTATATGTTAGGTTATAGTAGGTTATATGTGTAGGTTATATGTGTAGGTTATATACTCTATTATAAAACTTTATTTTTAAATAACAAAACTCACAATTGTTCCACGTTTACCGTCATATTTACTGGTTTTACACTTTTATTTTTGTTATAATCTAAAAAAATCTTTTTAATTATTTAATTATTTAATTAAAAGGATGTATCTTATCTTTATTTTTAGTAATATTTTTATACTCCAATTTCAAAGAATCTTCTCATTTGAGCTGGACTTTGTTCAAAACTGCTTTGATTCCAAGGTCCAACGTTTTCTTTTGGAATTGGTGGAAGAGATCTGATATCTTGATATGGAATTTTATTAGATTGCATTACTGTATTAATACCCACATGATATCCACTGATCAAAAAGTTTTGTTCTTTTAAAAGTTTAGAAACAGGATTTTCTTTAGCAAAATCACTTTCTGCTCCGTACTTTGGGAGAAGATCTTCTGGTTTAACTTGCTCACTACCAGCTACAATTTTATCAACTTGAATTTTTTGCATAGGTTCTTCAAGTTCTGCAGCTGGTTCTGCAGGGGCAGCTTGTACAATATCCCCTTCTTCTACATTTTCTTCTCCTTCTACATTTTCTTCTCCTTCTACGTTTTCAAGTTGTTCTGGCATCATACCATAATAATTTTGCATCTTTTCAGATTTAGGTTTTTGCATATAAGATACTAAAAGATAAACACCAAGTAAAATTAGCGCAACTTTAAGCATATCATTTCGTTGAATAAGTTCTAAAATATTAGCCATAGGATTTGTTTTAATATACTATAATAAAATAAAATAAAATAATTTTAAAAAATTAAAAAAACCACAAAACTGTTAATTTAAAATTAAAATTACTTATTATAGTAAGTAATTTTAATCTCTGTATAATACAATTAATTTTAATGGAGGTTGATTCTGACGAATATATTGATGATAACTTTACAAATATAGATAGAATAGATGATTTTTTTATTAAACATTCTAATAAAATTCACGATTTGTCTGATGAGTTAAAATCTAGATTTAGTGGATTCTCACCACCTTTCCTATGTAATATGGAATTTCATAATTTAATACATTTTTTTGAAAACTTTATTGTTAAACAAACTTGTTTTCTACCATTAAAGTCAAAAATTAACAACAAATATATTTATACTAAAGAAATATTTAATACTTTTTATAAAAAAGAACTAGATATATCGTATGGTATAGTATTTGATTTTTCAAAAACAACTTTAAAATTTAACTTACATTATGAAGATTGGTTGAAATTCTGTTATCATTTTACTGATAAATATGAATTGTACAAGTAATAAAGAATGCGATCATAAATTGTATTTAATATCATTTTTATATTACAATGATATTATCTATTGATATTGGTATTAAAAATTTGTCATTGTGCTGTATGGATTACACTGACCATAAAGATGTATCTTCTTATGTTATAAAATTATGGGATGTATACGATACATTAGATACAGAAGATTATTTTTGCCAAAGCTTAAAATGTGACGGAAAACGTTGTTGTCAAATAATTTCAATACATATTTAATAAACAATTAAAAAAATTCACAGAATACGTTTTAAATACATATGGTGTATAAAACGTACAATGTAAAAAAAAGGGGTATTTTTGTCTAATTTTTTAACAACAAAACCGAATTGAATTCTACGATGTAATTTTCATTTCAAATACATTTACATCATCAAGATCTGATATTGTACTTGCCTGACATTGAAAGCATCTACTTCATTTTCAAAATAACCTAAATGAGTGTTTTTTCCATTTATTCTTATTGACGCTTTCCACTTGTTATATTTCTTGTACCATGAAACTCCTGTGTATTCTGATGACGAGTTTCGCGCAGAGGATTTATTTAAGGCGTTTTGTTTAGGTGTAACAACTCTTAAGTTTTGTACCCTGTTATCAAGTGGATTATTGTTAATGTGATCTATATAATTGTCTCCATTATAGTTCATTATGTATCGTGATAAGGTTACAATTTTTCCATTTATTTTTGTTCTTGGGTAATTATTTGACAATGACCATTTATATTGAATTAACTCGTTATATTTATTTTCATCAACTATGCTTTCCCCTATCTTTTTACCTTTCCTATTAAAATGTTCAACAATACATTGTCCATTTTTGTTTCGTTTTTTCAACTCTTCATCCCCCTTTTCTATACTTTTAATGTTTTCTAACTCTGTAAGTTTACTATCTCGTATATTTATAGCTACGTGTAAACTTTCAAAATGACCTAGATTATAAGAAATATTTTTGTGCCTCAATCTTACCTGAAATTTTCCTAATGTTTTTCTAAAACAAATACCTTTTGGAAAATCTTTGTCTCTTTTCTTATAAAGTTCAAAATTGGCAGGAATTTCTATATCATTAAGTTTTGCAAACTTTACACCATACTCTTTACACCACAAATTATACTGGTGAGCAGCATGTATTTCTTCAGAATAATATGCCGTCAGGTCAGTGTCTTGCACCCTTATTGACGCTCTCCATTTTTTGCCAACATTTCTTTCTATTTTTGAGACACCTATGTATGTACTGGTAGTATTTTGTGATTTTGTTCTGTTCCGATTATTTTCAGACGCTGTAACTAATCTTAGATTACAAATTCGATTATCAAGTTTATTGTTATTTATATGGTCAACTTTCTTTCCAGAGATTGATTGGTTTAATACGTGAGTAAATATATACCTATGAATTCTTACACTTTTATTATTAATTGTCGATAAAACATATCCATTTGCATTGTACCATTTGTATTTATTTAGAACGCCATAGTGCTCATTGGATACTATACAATGAGCTGTAACTTTATTTTCTTTGTTGTGTAAATCTATTTTGGAATACTCTGTTTGCATTGCTATTTGGTTATTATAGTAGTTTTGATTTTAAATAAGTTTACTTTAATTCATTCCCATTTTTATGTTTCAATTGTTTTTTAGGTATACCATAAAGACCATTTATTGCCATGAGCGCCGTGTCACAGATATCGTCAGCCTTCTTATGTGACAATACAAAAGGTAACCATTTTTCTTTATGGTCTTGTGAAAATTTAGTCTCTAGAAACCATTTAGTGTATTGAACACTAAACCATTTTCTTTGCGCGTAAGCACCTTTTAATTTGCATACAATTTCAGGGCCAGTATAAGCTTTTAACTTTTGCGAAGCTCTTACAAATCGAATAGTCGTATCTGTTTCTTTATACAACTCGACTAATTTACCATATATAATATGACTTGTAAATATAGCCTTTCGATTTATTTTGGGTTGAAGTTCAATCAATATCTGTTTTACACTTGTAAAAATATCTTTGTTATCATTGAAAATTTCTTGAATCTTAGTTAATACAATTTTAGCTATATTTTGTAGCAAATAATCATTAATCGCCTTTTTTTTAAAAATATTATTTTTTGCAAATTCTATATTCTTAGGAAAATGTGTTTTACAACAATACTTATACTCATTATCCATTAAATATTTACACGTACACTTTTTACCACACACCTTACCACTTTTTTGCACACCTTCGCATGCATAATCATCTGAATCTAACGTATTATATACATCCCATAAATGTATATTGTATGTAGATATATCTTGTTTGTCTACAGCACTCATTATACACATTGCTAGATTTCTTAAGCCGATATCTATAGTTAATATCATATATTTATATAATATTATATTATATAAATATTCATAACGAATGTAGTAAATAAAAATACGATACCTCTATTTAAGAATGTCAATTACATTTTCTCTTATCATATATGGAAAAAACTTTGGTTGCAACATTTTTAAATCATAAAAAAAAGATGATATGGGAGATACTGATGACAATAAACACAATACACGGTATACCCCAAAAGCATAAATGTTATGTGATTATCCTTAACCCACCTATTATCTTTGATATTTTTTTTATACAGTATTTTATACTTGTTTTGTATATGGTTAAGGGCTTATATTCGTATATATAACATTGTACACATTCATTAAATCTTACGCGTTTGATTATTTCTTGATCATAGTGTATTTCAGGGGTGTATTTTAGTGGTGTAGTATAAATAGATGTTATGATTTCATATTCAGTCATCCTTAATTATATACGTTATATTATATTTTCGTTTTTAACACGTTTAAAAGGTGTAAAAAAATTAGACGTATATATCATTGATGTTAATAAACGAGTTTGAAAAGTTATCTTTAAGAAAATTTAAAATTAAAAGTATTCTTCCAGATGCTACCATATTATGCTTAGGTAAGAGGCGGAGTGGAAAATCGTTATCTTATGGTACAAAAGTGTTAATGTATGATGGTACAATTAAAAATGTAGAGGATATTAAAGTTGGACAACAAGTTATGGGTGATGACAGTACACCTAGAAATGTTTTAGAAACACATTCTGGGACTGATACAATGTATAAAGTAGAAAATAAACGGGGGGAAAGTTATACAGTAAATAGTCATCATATTTTAAGTTTAAAATGGTCTGGTAAAAAAATTATACTTGAGAGACTTGACAAAATGTCTTTTCAAGTAAGATATTTTGATAAAAATAAAACTAAATTAATACATAAAGATTTTTCTTATCGAAATAGAGTTAAAGAGTCAGTTTTTGCGGAAGCAAAATGTTATTATGATAATATAGTAGACAATTTGTATGTAGATATTCCTATAAAAGAATACTTGGGATTATCTAAAAAATACCAAGAAAATTTATTGGGATATCAAGTCTCAGCATTAACTTTTCCAGAACAAACAACATCTTTACCAATCGATCCTTATATGATTGGTTATTGGTTAGGAGATGGGAGTAGTGCAAATAGTGATATAACTACACAAGATTCTACAGTATTACATTATTTTGCAAACAATTTAAGCCAATACAACTTGTATTTAGAATATAAAAGAATATATTGTTACAAAATTTCAAGTGGTTATAGACAAAAAGACAATATGTTTTTGAAAACATTGCGTGATTTAGATATGTTGAATAATAAACATATTCCTCATATCTATAAATGTAACACTAGAGAGGCTAGATTACGTTTATTAGCTGGATTTATAGATGCAGATGGTAATTTAGGTAATAGAAATGATTTTGAAATAACACAATGTGAAAAACATGAGAAATTACTTGACGATATTATTTATTTATGTAGAAGTTTAGGATTTACTACTTATAAACACGTTAAACAAACATCGTGGACACATAAAGGCGTTAAAAAATTTGGGAAAGCATTTAGAATAAATATTAACGGCGAAGGTATACATGAAATACCTACTTTAATTAAGAGAAAACAGGCACAACCAAGAAAAGAACGAGTTAATGCATTAGTTAGTCAAATAAAGGTAACTGAGTTACCACAAGATAAATATTTTGGTATCGAATTAGATGGAAATAATCGTTATGTATTAGGAAATTTTATTGTCACACATAATAGTTGGCTTGTCAGAGATATCTTCTTTCATCATAAGGATATACCGTCAGGAATTGTATTTTCTGGAACAGAAGAAGCTTCTCCATTTTTTGGTGATTTTATACCTGATTGTTTTATCCATTCTGAATATGATCCAGAATTAGTAGATAGTATTATGACACGTCAAAAGAAAAGAATTCGTGAATCAAAAGCAAAGGGTTTATCTGATACAGGAAAACACGCAAGTAATAATTTGTTTATAGTGTTAGACGATATGTTACACGATGCACAAAACTGGAAAAAAGAAAAAACAATTAAAAGCATTTTCTTCAATGGTAGACATTACAACTTCTTATTTATATTAACTATGCAATATCCTTTAGGTATTACACCAGAACTTAGAAGTAATATCGATTATGTATTTATATTCAACGAACCTAGTGTTAAAAATAGAAAGAAAATATATGACGACTACGCTGGGATGATACCGTCTTTTGATCATTTCTGCAATATTCTAGATGCTTGTACACAAAACCACGAATGTCTGGTCATAAAAACGTCAGGAAACAGTACTGATCTAAGAGAACAGGTATTCTGGTATAAAGCAGAACCCCATAGTAATTTTCAAGCAGGTCATTCTAAATTTTGGAAATATCATTCTGCTAATTATAACCAGAATTACGAGGAGGAAGGAGATAAAGATAAGGAAGAAATGGACAAATTGAAACGTAAATTTGCAAAAACGCGCAAACTCAAAGTTATCGTTTCAAGACAAGGTGAAATAGTTGGTTACAAATCAGACGACGATTAATATAAAAAAATTAAAAATCATAAATATAACATGGTGAAGATTACAAAACAGTTTTTTTCCGTATGGAAAAAACCCCTATATTAAAAATTTGGGTGGTAAAGCCGTCATCAGAACGGATGACGGTAAATTTGCAACTGAAACTATAATGATGAATATAAATACATTTAAAAAGTTATGTTCTAAAATGTATTTAAAAATAAATAATTATACTAAAATATAAAAATATGGACCAATTGATTACAAATAAACCAATTAATTTTAATGATGTTGTTAAAAATAGCAATACAACTATTTCTTTAGATATTCAATCTAAGTTGGTTGAACTTATGAACATCGAATTTACAGAAGAAGAACAACGATGGTATGTTGCTAATTTATATGTTTATATAAACTATCACGCAACTAATGATTATCCGATTAACCTAGAGGATGTATATAAAATGATTGGATTTGTTCATAAGAAAAATGCAAAAAGAACTTTGGAGAATAATTTTATAGAGGGAGAAGACTATAAAGTCGCGCTTCTCCATACGGAGAAGCGCAAAAATGAAGGTGGGTTCAATAAAGAAACTGTTATGTTAAACGTAGATACATTTAAGAATTTATGTATGATGGTTAAAACTGATAAAGGTAAACAAATACGTAAATATTATGTGAAATTAGAAAATATTTATAACAAAATAATAAAACAAGAAATAGAACAGCAAAAATTACTTTTAGAAAAGGAGAAAGAAACTGCTGCTAAATTGTTAGAAGAAAAGGATCACCAACTTCAAATCAAAGATAAATTACTAGAAGATTTAGAAAATAAACCACAAACATTTGGGTTTGGTAAAAAGTCTGGATACAATTACATTATAAAAGACAATAGCACTATTGGACATTATAAAATCGGCTTTGCAGATAGAGTTGACAGTAGACTTAGTGCTCTAAACACAAGTTCAAGCACAAAATCCTTAGAATTAGTTTCTAAATTCTTTTCAAGTGATAAAGATGGATCAGAAAAACTTATTCATAATATTCTACACCCATTCGGAATTAAAAATTATAATCAACGAAGTAACGAATGGTTTTATTTCAAAAATGATTTAGAATTAGCATATGCAATTAAAACTATACGATTATGTGTTGATTTTATAAATGAAAATGATTTTAAAGATTACTCGGATTTTAAAATGAAAAACAAAGAATTGGATCTTAAAAATGAATTAGACACGGCTTTAGAAAAACAAGAACATTATAAAACACAAGATAATATAGAATTAATAAATGATTTTACAGTTAAAAACAATGAATTACCATTTTATAAAGGAGTTGTTTGGGTACAAGAAAAGTTAAAATGGAAATCAGAATTTCAATATAATTGTAAAAGGGTATTTCTTGGTTATTTTGCGAATCAAATAGATGCTGCTAAAATATACAATGATTACGCTGCGTATCTTAACAAGACTGAAAATGCAAATTTAATATTAAACAATATACGTGGTTATAAAACTATTCCTAGAAATGTTCCAGAATTAAACAAATTAAATAACCAATCACAAAACACATCTAAATATAAAGGTGTTAGTTATGATTCCAAACGTAGATATTATGTAACTAGTATTAAACTATCTGGGAAAACATATAATTTAGGTTTAAGCGAAGATGAAACGGAATGTGCCAAGTTATACAATCAACAAGCACTTTATTTTAATAACACTTTTAACACTAATTACATTTTAAACGATATACCTGACTATACAACTATACCAAAAGATTTACGCAAAGACATTGTATCTAAAAAGAAAACAAGCAATTATCACGGAGTATCATTGACAAGGAATAAAAAATGGGCTTGTAGTTATATGATGAATAAGAAAAAGATACACATAGGAACATTCACAACTGAATTAGAAGCTTGCAAAGTATACAACGATACTGTAAAAGAATTGAATCAACAAGGTTTTAACTATAAAACGAATTTAATACGTGACGATTAATAGAATATTATTTATTAATCTTCAAACTACAACAATAGAAAATGGTTTTAAAAGACTATTGATTTTTGAAATATCAAGACGCATAAACCATTTATCAATCCAACTACTACCATATTTATATTCTTCAATATCTCTTTTTTCAATTTTGCTTATATATTTTTTAATTTTTGCATACGTTTTATCATCAATTTTATCATCAATTTTGGAAACAATATTTTCCAATTCTTTTAAATTAGTACGCTTAATAAACTTGATCATCTTATTTTAGATAAAGATTTAAAATATTTCAATTTTTACAAAATTAATTTTTACCAAATCTTTTTTATTCGGTTATATTAATGTCATATATAGAAGATAATCAGTTAAATGAAATGTTAACAAGTGAATTTGATCAATATTTGTATACTAGACATATAGATACAAAATATGTTAACCCATATGATCCATATTCATCTATTTCACCTGATGATATGAATACAATTATATTACCAGATTTATCAAATTTACCAATGTCAAATATAATTGCATTAGATGATACAAGTTTCTCCGAATGTTTAGATAACATATTGTTCAATTTTAATTTATTTTCTACATCTTCTGACCGTGTATGTCATATGTTTTTTAATAAAATAGAAGATTATTTTTTAAGAATTAATTTGACCACATTTCAAATATCAATATCAATAGATACAGTTGCACAAATAATGAATTGTTTAACTTCAAACACTTTACCAATTGTAATACTTCCAGTACGTATTGACTTTTTAAATATAGAATCAGATTATGCCATAACATTACAAAAAAACGATTCTAATTTATATACAGCACATTCTAACTTGATTATTATTGATAAATTACAAAAAACTGTTGAATTTTTTGAACCACATGGTATTATACTAAGTCACGCTTATTCAAATATATTACATATCGAGTCAATAATACAAAATTTTCTAACTAAAACATTTGAATTAACAGGATATACATTTATAAATATATCAACAACATGTCCTATAGGTGCACAAACTATACAATCTTTAATAAGTCCAGAATCTGGCCATTGTCTTGCTTGGAGTTTATATTTTATAATGGTTAGACTATTAAATATATACTTTTTACCCACCCAAGAAACTGTATTTCAAACTATTAATAAAATAATAACATCACAAGATGCTATAACGATTGATACAACTATACGCCAGTTCCTATCATACATAGAATCCTTAGCAATTATACCAACTAGATTTTTTAAAGCACATAATACATATGATATATCCAATTATATAGAAAATAAAACCTTTATAGAATTACGTTTACGTCACTTGATTAATGTATATTTTAAAAATGCAATTTTTTATCATCAAGATTTTAGAAAAATATTTGAAGAAATAATTTCTTACAAAAATATACCAAACTTTGATAAAATATTTATTGAAGAAATCAGTAATTCTTATAACACTAATAACAATGATAACAACACTAATAACACCAACAACGCTAATAACACCAATAACATTATGCTTTAAATTGTCCCCGAATTCTTTAGATATAACCAAGTTTTTCCACCAATTTTAATTCTTCTTCTAGTTAACGGATTAATCATCCATTCGTCTTCTTGGTTGTCTTCTTGGTGGTCTTGGTCTTGTTGTTCAACAAAGGTTAACGATAAATAATCCTCATCGGACAATTCTGTTCTACACATTGGACACACATTAGTATTTGTTTCAATATGTTGTTTAATACAAGGTTTATGAAAAACGTGTTTACAATTTTGTAAACTGAATGTATGAGGCTGTGTTTCATCACAATCATAGCAAATACAACAATTATATTCACGATTTACAAAATCATCAAAGCTAATATCTTCACCGGTGTGATTTTCAGAAAAGTCTATGTAATTATAATAATTTTGTAATGTTGTTGTTAATCTAGAATAGTCAATCGGATATCTTTCTATTTCAAAACATCTTGTTTCGTAATATCCAGTAGGATACAATTCTTCCATTAAAGTCAAATCACTGAAAATACCATCAATATTTGTTAACATATAATTATGTATAAAGTTATTAAACAATTCAATACGCTCATTTTGCAAATATCTTATTAAACAAGAAATCCAACTTTGATATAATACATAAACAGTATAACTTGGATCGTCTCTTCCTCCTGGTTCATACATGTAAGGATTGTTATCTAAAAATGAATGAAATGTTATTAAAATTGTTTCAATACCCATACTAGATGTCCATTTTTCAAATTTACTATCTCCCCATGTATTCAAGATTGTAGCACAACATTTTCCATTTTCATACATATTAGGATGTATTCTAACTCCGTCATAATTCACAAAGGTTACTTCTGGTGGAGAATGCGGGTAATTATCAGGGATTTTAAGATCTAATCTTACAAATTTGTGTCTATATACACTATCAGATGGCGCTCGTATTATAGCATGTAAACGATGTATGTCCGCTTCATTATAATGAATTAAATAATCATTATCTAATAATTCACGTTGAGATTGTTGTACATATAATTGACGAATTTCTTTTAAAAATCTTCGATTGACATTCATTTAAACATTATAGTAAATAGAGTTTAAATCATTTTTTTTATTAAATTAGAATTCATCTTATTTATTAAATTAGAATTCACCTTATTTATTTTTTTATAGCAAGTCTACCATTTTGATACATTTCATACAATTTTTCCTTTACCATACGTTCTTTTTCTTTTTTTTCCTTACGTTCTTGTTCTTTTTGTTGTCTAGATATTTCCTGTTTATTAGGATCTTGTATATATAAAATATTATCTTTTAATTGAACACTCCAAGTTACATTTTTGTTCGGATTTATTAAAGTTATGTATTCTGGATAACCTGATTTTAACAGCAACCCTCCAACTCTAAATAATCGTTTTTCAACATTATAATATCTTATCCAAGTTTTAAATATGGACAAATCATTAACTATACTTTTTTCACGCATAGTTTTTAATGGAATACAATTTTGTAAACGTCGTAGTATTTCTTCCTTTGTAAAGTTATCTTGGATACTACCTTGTGGGGGTTTTATATATTGGGGACGTGATACTGTTATGTATTTCTTACCACCAGTTTGAGTAGATGTATCTTCTGTTTCTGAATAATAATCATCATCATCTGTTGTAGTTGTTGTCATATCTGTTGCAGTTGTTGTATCTGTTACAGTTGTTGTCATATCTGTAGTTGTTGCGGTTGTTGTTTCAGTATTTTGTTTTTCTACAACTAGACGTTTACCCCTCATTACTTTTATCTTAGAAATAAAAAAGTTTCAATTTTATTTTATTAGTCTATTATAAATATTAAGATGTTTTATTACATTTACAGTATGATTTATGATTTAGCTTCAACTTTTTTATATGCTCAAACTAGTGTTGATGAAATTATACCAGGAATTTGGTTAGGAAATTACAAAGCAGCTATAGATATAGATTTTTTAAAAAAGAATAATATAAATTTCATCTTAAACTGTACTCCAAATATGCCGCTGTATAATCAGATTTATACACAATCCGAATTAGATGAGATAAGTAACATAAATAAAATAGAAACATACAGAATTCCTGTAAATGATAGTTTACTAGAGCGTGATTTTATACTAATGGAAAAATATTTTAAAATAGTGATACCTCTTTTAGTTAGGAAATATTCAGTAGAAAAACAACAAATCTTAATTCATTGTCACGCTGGAAAACAAAGAAGCGCTATTGTTGTAGCAGCCCTATTAAAAGTACTTTTAGATCACGATTATATTAAAATAAATCAAATTCCTAAAAAGACAACCCAAACAACTCAATTAAACAATATCTACAAGTTTTTACTCGAAAAAAGAAGTCAAGTTTTCACATATGGTTTACGTATGAATTTTGAACCAACATATAGACGTTTTTTTAAAATTAATGACGTATCATAAATTTATCACAAATTTATCACAACCACCTCTTCCTGAAAAATGATGTATTCGATAATCAATTAAAAAACGATCGATACAATGTGCCTCTAAAGTTCTTTTACAATCATCTAGGTAAACAATAGTTCCAGGTTTGGACAAGTAAGTCTTTGACCAATAAACAGGAAGTAAACGTCCTGGTCTATTTCCAGCATAACCAGCAGGTCCATCTATTATAATAATATCAAATGGTGCTAATTGTAAAAGTTCTTCTGGAATACTATGTTTAAGGACATCTTCATCTGATATATCAAAACTTTGTTCGACAGTTGTTTTATATTTATATTTTATTATATTTGATTTGGGAATATCTTTATTTAAATCTATATAATCTTGATTATCTTCTACGAAAAATGTATTATTATCAGATAAATTATACCATAAATTAGAATCGTATCCTAATCCAAACACTAGAATTTTAAGATTTTTATGTAAACATGTATCAATAATATCATCAATAACATCCATATGAATTTGTATAGAATTTGTATAATACTTTTTTAAAAGTTCTGATTTATTCATATATATATATTATTATATATATTATTATACTATAAAAATTTCTTATAATATAATATACATACATATACATATATGTCTGATCAAAAGTTAATAGAAAATTATGGTTATGTACCTTTCTATGCATTTCAATGGATCATTTTAGGTTTACAAGTATATATAATTTATAATTATAAATATGTAAATGACACCCTTGATCAATACTTTGATCCTAATGATTTTTACAAACAGCAATTGAAAAAGATTGTATTAACAATACCTTTCTTATTAATGGTTTATTATGACGTTAAATATAGTAGTTTTTCTTTTAAAAATATGGGAGTTGATCCAGCTTATAATGATACAATTAAACAAGTCCTAAACATATTAGGTTCATATGCTATTATTCATATTTTTGCACAAGATACTGGTTTAAAAACAGCTATATTACAAACAAGTTTTGTACAATCGCAAACTTTATTTATAATTATGAGTGTTGGTATGGCTTATAGTATAACGCAAAATAGATCACAATCAATATTGGCGCTTATATTATTTTACCACTTGAAATATGTAATTAGTCAAAATGTAATAGAATAAATCTTATTATTCCCATTATTTTTATTCTTTGTTATAAATAATGGAAAGGGTAGAAACACGACTAAAACGATTCAAAGATTGGTTATATTTCTATAAACGTTTATCTTTATTAAAGGACAAATCTGGAAAATATATATACAATACAACACAATCTTTGTTTTCAAAACGTGTTTTATCGTCAGGTATAGAAGGAATAGTGTATAAAACTACATTTGCAAATAAAACAAGATATAAATATAAAAGTATTAGGTCACGTGTAGGGGTCTTTGTAACAAAGGCATTATATCTAAAACGTATAGCAGATAAAAAAAGAATAACCAATCAAATGATTGGAGCTGATAGTTCTAGTGTGCAAAAGTTATTTTATAGCAAAAGTGCATTTGATAAACCAAGTTTAATAGAAGTTATAACATTAACATTAACAAACCAACTTGTATTTCAAAAAATATGTCCTCATTTTAACATAAATTATGATTGGAATTATGAAAAGAGTACTATAAGAT